GAGATATCACTATCCATATAAGATGTTCCAAGATTCTCATAAAAGTTCATCTCACCTGTAGATGTTAATTTACTTTGAGCATCACTGACTTTTTTGGAAAACCCAAATTTCTTACCTAGATTTTCATAAACATTTAAAATTTCCTTACCTGCACCACCTTCACCATAAAATCCTTCCCAACTAGAAGTGTATGCTTCTCTTCCTTCTTTTTCTTTAGTATCCCAAATAGCTCCTTCACTTTCTGCAATTTGTTGCTCCTGAAGGGCTAAACCGTATTGTTGTTTTGCTAATCTAGCATCTGTTGCTGATTGATAAAATGAACGTTTCCTGTTCATTTGTTTAGTTAATAAAGAGCTTTTAGCGTATGCCATAATGACTCCTATCAGTCCATTCCTGAAAATAAGGATATTCTTTATCAGTTGCACCAATTGCAATTTTAGGTCTACCCATATTCATGAAAATTGACTTACCAAATCTTGCCGACATTAGTGCATATCTTGTAGCACTCATTAAATCATCTCTTTCTTTGACGATTTTTCCTTCTTTCCTGTGATACATCCTGTATTCACTAAACCATTCTGTCAAGTGCTCGAAAACCTTGAAACTGCCTGACTGCATTTTTTGAAGGATTTCCATAATCCCCGGTTCAACTGCCATACCACCATCTGGATTCTCGAAATGCCTACCAAGCATATTAACCCCCAATTTGCGATATTGCTCCGCAAGCGGTTTCCCAGATCCTTTATCATGTTGTTCACCATCATGAGGCCACGCACAAGGTATCCATTCACCTCTTGCTTTAATTGCATGAGCATGGACAACAGGTGTTTCCGCAGACTGTTTATAAGCATCATAAACATAGAACTTCCCATTTTCAGTATCATGAGCAATCCAGACACAAGCAGTAGGATGAGTCCAACCGAAGTCGATAGCACAGATACGTTGGAAGTATTCAGGTATTTGGAAGGCTTCAATCTTGATTTGATCTTCTGGAATCGGGAATACCAAACCAGATCCCAATACAGGCATACCTTTTGAACGCATGTCTCTTTCATGCGGAGGCAATGCCGCCAAAATCTCTTCACGAATGTCAGGGGATAGGTGAGGTGCATCATCCCATGTTGCATTGAATAAAGCCTGATGAGGTTTAAGTTCATTAATAAATTGTGCAACAACCTGAGTCATTCCTGATTCAGGAGTAAACGTCATGTAGACAAGTCCACCACTTTTCAGCGTTCCTCTGAGTGCTTGGGAGTAAATATCTTGCGGAGGTTCTTCATCCAGCCAAATGACATCAAGTGCTTTACCCATCCATGCTTGGTGTCCTTGTTCGTAGGACTTGAACCAGATTTTTGAGTTTTTACCTGACGAATGTTTGACAAGAACTGATTGATAAGCCTTCGGGATTCCGGGAGCACGTTCAAAGCCCACAATCCTATCTTTTGGTATAGTTCCGTGTCCAAAATCTTCTTCATCTCCGGGTTCTCCTAGCAGTTCTGCTTGTACTATATCTCTAGTATTATTAGATGTATTTCCTGCCGCCCATGCTTTGATAGGCTTTGTAAATCTAGCACCTTTCCACCAATCGGGATAAGCATCTCCAAGAGCATGCATCGTCAATTCCATTGCTCCTGAATAGGTTTTCCCAACCTTGTTTGCCGCCATTAAAAGACGTTGCCTTGCTAACCTTCCTCCTGAATCACGAGCTTCATGAAATTTATGCTGATATTCATAAGGTTCATAATATAGAACTTTATTAGTATCTTTTTTCTCTTGTATTGCCTCTGCAAGTGCAATGGCTTCTTCAAGAGCCTTCGTATTACTCATGATCTAGGTATCGGTTTCCCATAAACAATTTTTCTTGCATAAGGAGGAATAAAAGAACCTATGTTAAATTCCTTACCTGTTTTTTCTGTATCTTTTTTAACCCTTAGTGCATGGATAACATCAGGAAGAACAAATAAGTTTGTTCCAAAAGTCAGTTTGCTTCTTAGCGATCCTTCACCCCATTTTTGCTGTGCTTTAGTTTGTGTCTCTTTTATTTTGCCAGTTGTTGCGACATTGCCTTGTACAGGTGGAGCAGTTGAAGTAACTAACGTACCTTGTCTGTTGTATCCAGTTATTTGCGGAGTTGGCCCTTTATCTGAATAAACACCCTTTGTTCTTGCTTCTATAGCTTTTTCAACAGGAACTACATGAAATTGACCTTGTTTGTCTTGGTAAAAAGTCTGCTTACCTTGATCCGCAGGTTTGCCTTCTTTTACATTGGCTAATTCTATTTCTACATTCTTCTTTTTGATCGCACTAGCAACCTTTTTGAAACTTTTGTGTCTTTCATAATCTATTTCACCACCTTCTATCTCAAAATCTGAAAAAGTTATTTTTTTATATTTCCAACTTTCTTTGCCTTTTTTATCCTTGACTCTAACCCATGCTCTTTCATGACCTTCAAGATCTAATGCATCTGTTCTAACACCACCTCTTTCTGCGGAAGTATCGTAAGATTTGATTTCTTTTCTACGTGCTTTCCCTTCATCGATATAAGTGCTGTGTTGCCTATCTCCATGAGATATTTTCGCACCATCTTTTATTAATACTGTTTTTAATATAGATCTTTTTGCAGGGTTGAAATCTTCGGTTTGCCCTGTAATGACATTCCCTTGATGCATGATCTTCTGATTCAATTCTTGCTGTTTCCGCAATCGGGATTCTTCAGCATCTAAATCGAGTATATCTAGTTCCATAAGCTGTTTTGCTTCCATATCAACAACACCAGTACGTGCAGGATCGGCTATTCTACCTTCTTTTGTTTGTGTAGCTAGTCCTGAAAAAGTTAATCCTCTTTCTTCAATATCCATTCCTGTACGATGTGGTGCATCTACTGGAGATCCAGTACCAGATTGAACAGCACGTGCTTGAGGATCATCATACAAATAGCCTTCTGGGACATCTTGCCCATAAAGACCTGACCCTGCTGATAACTGCATTACTGTTTTCCATTCAGGTGATTGAAGTTCTGGGCCTGCAAGAACTCTTTTCTTTTTATCACCTTTAAGACCAATAGGAATAAAATGACCAGTTTTACTCATTGTTCCTAATGGTACTTTTTTATTTGGAGATGTAACTGTAAGAACAGTGCCTTTAGGATAATAATGTTTTAATTGGGATCTGGAGACTCCAGCAGTTAAGTCTGTCTGAGGGGTCCACTGGAGTGCTCCAGAGTGTGCTGATAGTTTTGTTTGATATGATTCTGAATGAACAATTTTATCGCCAATTTCTGTATGATAAGGTTGAGCTTCATAAAGGGGGTTATCACCTGATCCTGCAAGATATAATTCTCCACTAGGATTTGGAGCTTCAGTAGCTAACTGATAATTAAGAGTAAACTGCTCTGAAGACAACGGATTTGTGCCATGCATCACAAGATCATCTACAGAACGTCCTAGTCGTGCTCCGGGATCTTTAACTATCAAACGTGGATTAGGACTTAACTCTACACCAGATATAGCCCCTCTTTTAGTGTTAAAAGCACCCAAACCTTTATTTTTATCTGTTGGTCTGAATTTGCTTCCCGAAGATATGGGAACAGCCTTTTCTTCATCTAAAGAATATAGTTCTGTTGCCACCTGACTTCTTCCGGGAGCATATTTTGATCCCCCAAAAGGAGCCGCCCAATGTTCGGAAATATACTGTGTTTTGCCAGATTTCCCTGCAAAACCTGCTCTTCCTTTTCCTCCAAACTCTCCAAAAAGCTTTTTATCAGCAGGATTCATTTGGCCCTGAATGTCAGGATCACTCCAAGCAGTATTAGCCAACATATGGGCTAATTTAGTACCACGTATTTTTTTATTAAAACCTTCTATAGGTATATCTACGTATTCATTACCTTTAGATATATAATTAACTATTCGGTTTTCTATATTCCTTATTGCCTGACTTCCATAATTCCCTTCAACAGGCTTTCCTGACTTTATCTTGGCAAGTTGAGAAACCTGCGTTTTCAGATATTGCCTTAATGTTCCAAGTTCAGATTCTTTTATTGGGTCAAAACTAGCTGTTGATTTAGGAGCACTGGTTTCAGTAGGTTCTGGCTTAGATACACCTCCTTCATCTCTTAATTTTGCCAATGATGCCCTCATTGCGACTTCTTTAGAGTCTTTCGGCATAGTTGCATCTGTTGAAAGCAATAAAGGTCTATCCCTCAAGAAAACAGGTCTTTCAGACGTATCAGCAATTGGAGCTTTAAGATTTAAATTCGTTTTAAAGTCGCTACTTGTCTGAACAACTGGCTTTTTCTTTTTAATACTGGTTCCAACGCTTGAATGGGGACCAATTTCTATTTGGCGAGTAGTGATATTGACAAGAGAATTCGTTTTTTTAGTCAATAGGCTTCCTAAAGCCTTTTTCTTGGCTAAATGACTCTCTAGTTGGCCTTCTTGGTAGGAATGAATATCAACGGAAGGTACATTGACATTCGGAGGTTGTTCCGGAAGTGAAACGGCCCCAAAAGTCTTAAAGTCCCAATCAACAGATGGTCCTGTTTGGTAAAATCCCTTATCTCCGGGTTGAAGAGTACCTTTTACATCAGGAGATACCCTTTTCCCGCTTTTGACCTCTGATCTGCGTTTTAAATGGGCTTCTGTTTCTTCTTCGGTAAGTTGTGCTTGTTGAACTAGACGTTTTTTAGCCTGTTCTCCTGTTAAAGTCCCTGTTCTTTTCTTTTTCTTCGGCTTTTCTTCAATATTTACGACTTTACCAGTTGAAGTGTAGATTCGTTCAGCCATTAGTTCTCCAAAAACTGAGGTGAATCGTTATTTTTGCTTTTTATAGATCCCATAAGCAATTTTGCACCATCAGCCCCAACAAGAGCAATTAAGTGGGCTTCCATTTCCTGAACAGATCGGTGTTCGTGAGTATGTTCCACTCTTTCTATCGGTTTATGCCCTGCTCTGTCAAGTAAATCCTTTGCGGCATTGTATCGAACACTATCAGATTCCGAATTAAGAAGATCCTCCATGACATTGTAAGCTTTTGGGCCTCCAGTTTCCATCTTCTCACGGAACTGTGCTTCGATTTCGAGCTTCAATTTGTTTTTTAGCGTTTTTGCATGGTTTTTCAGTTTTATGGGATCACCTCTATCGTAACCTGCTTCTCTTGCGGCACGTACTGCATTGCCGTGAGTAACGTATTCTTCGATAAACTTTAGTCTTTTTGGGGATCTTATGTGGGCGAGTTCCATTATTTTGTTAGGAGAGTAGTTCCTTTGCCATGACAACGCTGACAATAAAAAGTTTCTTCTACCGCAGGTCCGACTTTCAGCTTTGTTTTGCGACCAAGCAGGTTTTCATACCATTTTGCTTCTTTAGGATCGGCAGTCAATCCCCAACGCTGTTTGATCTTTTCTGTCTCACGAGCATATTTGATCGGATCTTTCTTAGGAAGCCATTTAGAGACATCATGCCAGCTTTTCTCAATATTGACATCTGCACCAATTGGCTTCAATTCACCTTTTCTCAGGGAATGGGCAAATCTTTTCTTCTTTTCAGGACTCCAAGCATAGCCTCCTGATGAAAAAGCTTCTCTAAGGGCTACAGTGTGATCAATGTGAAGTGAACCAACATCACTGGTATTTATACCAGTGTAGGGATCAGTCCAAGATCCACCTGTTACTTTCCTTCTTGCAGGAGTGAGGAAGATCGGCATCTTTTCGGAAGATCCTTCAAGAACAGTCTGTCGTGTCTTGAACCATTCCCTCCCAGAAGGAATCCAGCGTTTTCTGTCGTAATGCTCTTTTACGTCTGTGTATTCCATAGCTTAACGTATTTGTTCCCTCTTAGTCTTTTTGCTTTCTTTCTTTTCTTCTTCTTGCGTGAAGCATGGTAGTCTTCGTAAAAGCCTTTGATCCTTTGACCCCACTGATCTCCGTACTGGATCGATTTAAGGCATTCAACGCTAACTCCACAATACTTCGCTTCCAGTTCTAAAAGGTTATCCAGATAATCCTCAGATCGAACGCTATCGCATTTTTATTGAGGAAGGCCATATGTGGTGGCCCCTGTAAGAATCGTTCCTTTACGCCCCCTTCTCGCATTCCTAGAAGCCCTTTCTTTTATATCCCACTGCTCTGCTATATCCGGGCGGTTGTGATGCATCCACTTTCGTTGCTTCTCACTCGCATACGGCATCAATACCCTCCCCTGCCCATACTACGCATCATGTCACTCGTAGAATCATCCGCAGGGTTAGGAAAATTTCCTGCCTCTGACATATGCTTCTTCTCTTGTGCATCCGTTGCCGTTACCTTCGGATCTA